ACAGAAGCCAGCAGGGTTAGCGATAGGATTAGAAGCCGTTAAAACGCATCTAAGGTTATTGGGTTATGACGATGAAAATAGCCTAGTGGCTAGCTATGTTGACTCGGCTTGTGAGTTCATTTTTCAGCGTACTTGGAAAGTTATACAGAGTGCAAGCTACACGGCTTATTTGGATGACTGGAACAACTACAACGGAGAATATAGCTACAATCACCACTATTACCGAGATTACCGCAATTACAAAGATGATTGTGATATAAAGATAAAGATGCACCCAGTAACGTCACTTGACAGTATTAAGTATTACGATGCTGATGGAGTGCAGCAAACAATGGTTGACGGAACAGATTATTTCTATTCAATCAACGGCAACTTTGCGAGGATAAAGTTTTTAGAAAAACCAACCTTGCAAGATAACCGATACGATGCGATAGAGATAGCATTCACGGCTGGATATTCAAACCAATTTGACATACCAGACGACTTAATCCATTGCTTAAAGATATTGGTAGCGGATGCGTTCAACAATCGAAATAGCCAAACGGCTGGGATGAGCGTAAACGAGAACAAGATACCACAGAGCGTTGACATGATACTAGCGAATAACAGTTTAAAAGACTTTGGATAATGTGGGATATTGGTAGATATACACGGCTAGTTACAATCATGCGACCAACGGTAACGACTGATGCGAGTCATGCGCCCGTTGAGACGTTTGCAGAGTGGCAAAAGTGCTACATGAGCAAGCAAGACAAAAGAGTGTCAGAGGGCATGGAGCAAGACAAGAATACTGGCGATAGATATACAATCTGGAAAACGGCACGACCAGTTTCAGGTTTGACGTTGAAAGACCAGCTATTGTTAGATGGCGTGACATACGAGATACAAGGCATTAGAGAACTAGGTAGAGAGCGTTTGGAGATCGAAACGATAACTAAGTATTAATGGATTTTAGCATTGACATAGAGGGTTTTGACGAGGTCATACGAAGCATACAAAAGCTAGAGGATGGCGTAAAGTCTAAGGAGTTGAAAAAGATATTCGTTAGACAAGCACAACCTATCTTGGACACAATGCGTAGAACAGTTCCAGTAGCAAAAGACACTATCGAATACAGTAGAAATAGAAGCATAAAGATTCCACCTGGCAACCTTAGAAATAGTTTAAAGAAGTTTAAAGGTAGAAGCGAGGAATTCCCAGCGGTTTACGTTGGTCCAAAGGTTAAAAAGAAAACAACTTCACAAAGTGATGCAGTAATTGGTTCTGGTTGGTATGGATATTTTCTAAACTACGGGACAACAAATGGTATAAAAGCGCAACACTTTATTAGAAGGACATACAGTTTAGTAGCTGCGACAACTGGCAATAGGGTAACGGATAAGACGTTGCGGTACTTAGAAAAGTTAGAAAGGGAAATAGGATTTGAAGTTTACAGATGACATTTGAAGATGCAATAGGGGATATTTTGAAAGCAAACAGTAATTTGACTGATTTGTGTAGTAACATCTACGGTGGCATTGCTCCGCAGAATGGTTCACTTCCTTATATCGTTTTTAATCGAAGCGGTCAAATACCTACACCTGACAAGCAAGCCAATAATATCGGTGACTTGTTGCTAGAGGTAGACATTTATGCAAGTGGCTACAATGAAGCGATACAGATAGCCGATGCAGCACGGGAAGCACTAGATTTGGCAACTGGAAGCTACACGGGGTTTGATTTTAGTCGGGCAAGGTTTGACAGTCAAAGTAGTGTTGACTACGATCCAGAAAATAGAGCATATTACACCTTACAAGGTTACATAATTTGGTATAAATACACATAAAATGAAAATAAGATTAACAAAGGCCCACAAGAAGCCTAACGGGAAAAAGATAGCCAAAGGCACTATTATAAGTGTTCACGAAGGCCACCCGTATAAAGACTATGAGGTAGTAGGTCAGGAAACTGAAACTACCGATGAAACACAATTCAAACAAATTAAAGAAAACGAAAACGAATAATGGCAACAGCAGGAAAATTCAACGGAAATATTTTAGAAATATCTTTCGGTGGCACAGTTTTGACTCATGCGCTACAACATAGCGAATCACACTCAATGAGTCCTATTGACGTAACAACTAAAGACTCATCAAGTCAGGAAGAAGTTATCGCAGGTTTGCGAGGTTCTGAAATCTCAGCAAGTGGGTACTTCGCAGAGGATGCGACCTACGGATATGAGGACTTGTATGACCTTTACGCAGCTGGTAGTTCTGTGACAGTTTTGGTAGCAAGTACAGTAAGTGGAGATGTAAGTTATAGCTACACGGCTTTTGTGACTAGCTTAAGCAGAACTGCGGAAATGGACACGGCAGTAGGATTTGAGGTATCTTTGAAACCAACTGGCACAGTAACTAAAGGCACAGTAGCTTAATAGATTATGAATACCATCACAATTAACGGAAATGATTACCCATTTAGATTAACAATAAGTGGGTTGAGTGCAATTGAGTCTAAGACTGGAAAGTCGATTGAACACATCGACCAAGTAGGTATCATGACACTTGTTTTAACGGTTCTGCCTATTGCTATTAATGCTGGCTATCGTCAGCAGCAAAGCGGTGAAAGAATAACGGAGGAGCAAGTTATAAACCTAGTGGATGATGACCCAAGTTGTATCTCAAAGGTTAGCGAAATTATGACGTCTCAGATGGAGTCCTTAATGGATAAAGTTAATGGGGCAGACAAAAAAGCAACCGCTAAAAAAAAATAATTTTCTGGGATTGGGTAGTGCAACAAGCAAGTTACTGGTCAATCCCAGACTATTATGAACTTACACTCAGAGAATTCAGCATAGCCATAAAGGCGAAAGCTGATCGAGAGGAAAGGAATTATCAAACGGGTTGGGAGCAAGCCCGATGGATTGCACGGTGGATAGTCCAAGTGAATGTCCCAAAGAAGCAAATACCACTAGAGAAAATTGCCCGATTCCCTTGGGAGGGTACTGACTTTGAGCAGATGAAGGATATAATTGACAACTTTAAAGCTAAAAAAGGGCTAGATGGCTAAGAATAGAATAAATATTGCGATAGGTGCAAACCTAAAAAAGTTCAGTAGTGATATGCAGAATGTCAAGCGTGAGATGCGCAAGACAAGCCGCAAGATGAAGTCACTAGGTCAATCTATGACACGTTCTTTGACTGTTCCTTTGTCTTTGATTGGGGTTGCATCTGTTAAACTAGCTGCGGACTTTGAACAGTCAATGGCGAAGGTTAAAGCGGTTAGTGGGGCTACTGGTGCTGAGTTCAAAGCGTTAAATGACAATGCACTAGAACTTGGTAGGACAACCAGATACACGGCTCAACAAGTAGCTGAATTGCAACTTAATTTATCCAAGTTAGGCTTTAAGCCAAAGGAGATAACACAATCAACGGAAGCAATATTGAACTTGGCACTTGCAAGTGGTGAGGACTTAGCGCAAAGTGCAACGGTAGCAGCCAACACAATGCGAGGTTTTGGAATTGCTACTTCAGAAAGCGGTAGAGTTGCTGACGTAATGGCAAAGTCATTCAGTTCATCTGGATTAGACCTTGAAAAGTTTAGTGTATCAATGTCGAAGATAGCACCTATAGCAAAGGCAGCTGGATTTGGTTTTGAGCAAACTGTCTCAATGATGTCTGCACTAGCAGATGCAGGTGTAGAAGCAAGTACAATTGGTACTAGTTTAAGACAAATATTTATTGAGTTAAGCACTAAGGGTATATCGTTTAGTGATGCAATGGAGCAGATCCGAAACAGTACAAATAAGACTGCAACGGCTACCGACCTATTCGATAGACGTGCAGCAGCAGCAGCAATTATACTAGCAGAAAATGAGACAAAGTTAAGTGATTTGTCAACTGCCTACTTAAATGCGGGGGGTAGTGCCAAAGAAATGGCAAAGACAATGGATGACACTTTGATGGGTGCTTTTCTAAGGTTAAAAAGTGCATTAGAGGGTGCAGCGTTGGATATTGGGAAATCGCTAAGACCAGCTATAGATGTTTTGACGGGTTTTGTGACAAAGTTGGCAGATGGTTTTAGTTCACTAAGTGATGAAGCAAAAACATTTATAACGGTTGCAGGTGTAATTTTGGCGGCAGTAGGTCCGCTATTAACTGTTTTCGGTAGATTGCTAGGGGTCATGTCGAAAAGTTCAATGGCTATCGTTGGGCTTGGTAGGTCACTTGCATTATTGGGAGGTCCAATAGGTATTACTATTGCATTATTTGGTTCATTGGCTCTTGCGATTTACAAATATGTAAAATCAAAAGAAAAAGTTAGTGCAGTATCTAAAACAGTAATACAAGATATACATGCGGAGCGAACTGAAATGAATAGTTTGTTTACCGCATTAAAGCACACTAAAGAGGGCACAGATGCTAGAAGGGTAGCAATAGAGGAACTAAACAGTAAATATGGCGAATACCTGCCAAATCAAATAACAGAAAAAGACAATTTAGACGATATTGCAAAAGCACAAAAAGCAGCTAATGACCAATTAACTGCAAGCATTGTATTAAAGTCTAAAGCGAATGACATTGAGAAAGCAAATGCTAAATACATAGAGGACACCAAGAAGGCAATGTCCCAATTGTCAAAGGAAACTGCAAACGCAAAGACACAAGCAAGTAGATGGACTAAGACTGTAAGTGAACAACAAGCAAAATCATTTGAGATAGGTGTTCTCGGTATAGTTGAAAAATTAAAAGACACTAGTAGCCAAGAAGCATACGCAACTAGCATCCGCCAGATAATGATAGAGGTTAATGCCCTATCAAAAGAGCAAGGCATAGCAATAGGTAACTACCGAAAATTTAGGAACTCAATACTTGGGTTAGTAAATGCGGAAGTAGACAGAAATAATAGTCTTATTGAGGTTAATTCTGAGTACAAAAAATTATCAAAGACACTTGGAATTGTAATTAACCAAACAAATCAGTTAAATGCTGGGACTGGTAATGCTGCTACACCTTTGGGAGGGGATGGTCCAACATCAACACCACAAATAGACTTAGCTAAAAAAGAAATAGATGATTTAAACCTAATGTACAATGGTTTGAGTCATTCATGGGATGAAAATGAGATAATAGAAAAGATTCGCAAGTTGGGTGATGAGACAAGTAAGGCTACAAAAAAAGCCAAAGTTGAGGCAACAGAATTCCAACAAAGCATGATGAGTGCGGCACAAGCACTAAGAGATGGGATACTCAATTTAGGGATGGAGGCGTTTGAAGGGTTCTTTGAAGCAGTCGGCAGAAGTCTAGCTAAACAAGAGAATGTTTTTGATGGTTTTGGTAAGCAAATATTGCAAAATGTCGCTGCATTTATGAGCCAGTTTGGTAAGTTGTTGGTGGCTGGTGCAATAGCATCAGAAGCAATGCAAAAAATGTTGTTTACGAATCCAGTAGCAGCGGCAGTGGCTGGGGTTGCATTGATAGCGATTGCAGGAACAATAAAGGGAATGACTAGCCAGAATCCTACGGAGTTTGGAGGCGGTCAGTCATCATACATTCCACCTAGCACGGGGGGAGGAAGTTCGTACTACGGCACTAGCAACGATGTACTAACACTTGAGACAGTAGTGTACGGTAGAGATATAGTTTTAAGTTCAAACAGACAACACGGCACAATAAGCAGAACGAGAAGAAAATAATGGGTGTACAGATAAAAGGCGAATTTTTTAGTGATAACGGGGGGAACTGGGAGGTTTATATTTACAACTCAGGTTATGCCAGCACCGTTACTGATGTAATTGTACACGATTTAAATATCACTTGGGAGTCTCAAGGTGATGATTTATTAGAACCATTAAAAGCTAGTAGGGCTGCGTTTAGTTTTATAAATGATTCAACTGCGGTTGATAGCTTAATAAGTGGGATTAAGAACGGTGACGAGGATCAGTTTCACATGGTCATTGAAAAGGAATCCAACCTATATTGGGCTGGTGTTGTTTTGATAGACCAGTTGTCATGGGAAGATAAGCCAAAGCCCAGAATTGTAACTATAACTGCTATTGATGGCATTGGCAGACTTGCCGACATAGAGTTTGACTACGCAACAGATGCGGCCAATCCAGCACAAACTTCAATGCTGGGCTACATATTTGAAGCACTAGAGTATAATGGACTAAGTCAATACTGGGGTGCTAGTGATGCCTATTTCAAGGAGAGTTGCGAGTTTTACGAAACACAGATGCCAACTACGGGAGGCACATTTGACACGAATCAAAGCCCGTTATTAAATACTCGTTGTGATAGGTTTTTGTTTATCACAGATGAGGTAGCTGGTGAGAAAGTAGTGCAAAGAGCATTAAGGACTATAACCATTCCATCATACAGACCAATCATGTGTAGTGAGGTGCTATCTTCCATATTGCAGCTTTTTAGTTGTCGAATGATGATGGTAGATGGTAGCTACCAAATACAACAAGTTAGAAATTTTACAAGCGGAAGTCACAAGGTTAGGTCAATTAGTAAAAGCTTGGCTATTGTTTCACACGGCAGCCCAAACAACCGACAAACTGAGGGTTCGGAGGTGCAAAGGTTGGGCGATGGGCGTTGGTCTTATAAACCAGCATTGCAATTGGTTCGTCTGGATAGTATGCCAAGAGTGTCGATTGCCCAAAGCGGTGGTGGCATTCAAGACTTAACATCTGCAACAAGCCCATTAATACAAGAAGTTCAGTTAGGCACATTAAAAGGTAGCAGCGACCAGTCAATGAGAATAATTTTAAAATTGGTTGCTAATCCTGGTAAGGTGACACTTAAAAGTACGGTAGATGTTGTGTTAAACTTTGAGGCAGGTAGCTATAGACTAAAATCAAGTGCATCTGCTCCAGATAAGGTAGAATGGACAACAACTGCAACAGATCGAGTTTATAGAACGATAAGTAGTATAGACTTTGCTTATGCTACTGAGATGGGTGTAGTTGTGCTTGACATTGTTACTCCAGAATTTCTTTGGTTGAGTGAATCTAATTGTGAGTTATCGGTTGAATACACATTTAACAATGCCACTATTGCAAATCTTATAGAGATTCACCCTATTGAAGTAATACCGTTATATGATGGTGCTATCATTCAAGAATCACAATTTCAAGTCAAAAACCCAAAAATATCGGCTGGAAGCGATCCGAAGATATTAAGTTATGTGAAAGATTGGGGGACTCCAATAGTCAACGACATCAGCTATAACTTAAGCAACGTAAATGCATTAGAGGTTTACGATGGCACAAATTGGCAATTTGCTAGTAGTTGGGATGCTGACTATTCTAGTGATGTTGAGTTAATAAAGACACTTTGCTTGGAGACAATGAGTCTGCAAAGGTTTGCAGTTGATATCCTACAATGCACGATAAAATTGCCAACAGATATGGTGGCTGGAAGTAATAAAGAGGTCAAACCACATTACTCGTATTATTACGATTCTCAGGAATATGTATTTAACGGTGGAACAATGAACTGTAACCGTGACGAGTTAAATGGCGAATGGGTTGAGGTAAACCATAGCACAAGCGGAGTAAGCATAGTTGCGGAAGATGGTGATGGATGGGTTTACAGAGGTGATGACAAAGTAGGCTTGCCCAAAAAGAAATCTAACGGTGATGTAACCTATAACCGAGATGCAATGTTGACTTTGATAAACAAGACACTTGCAACGGTAGACACAGATTATACTGTTTCAAGTGGTGCGATTACTTCAATCAGTATTGACGACCTAGATAGAGACATTTACGAAGATGACATAATAGAAATAGTTCACCCAGTAACACTACGAAGTATGGATAGCTTTACATTGTCGGCAGATGCTACGAGTTCAGCAACTTCATTAAGTGTAGTAAGTCAAACACCTGCGGAAGATTTACCAGCTGGGTGTCTAGTGATGTTCGACTTCCAAAAGACAATTGAAAGCGGTGGTTTGATTCGTGGAACTGATATAGTGACACTAGAGACAACCGTGCCAACTTCGGGTGGTTTTGGAATTGGAAACGTTATCCGTAATCCTGGTGACGGTCATTTGTACTATTCAGATGGGACGGACACGTATAAAATAACGGGTACAATGGTATCATAATGGCTACGATAAAGAAAAATAAAATGAAAGCTGGGTGGATGCCACAAACACCAGAACACACAAGAGGTGAGTTGACACCAGAACGCACGGCTGATATAAAGTACTTGCAAAGTGCATACTGGCGAAGTGTGCGGCAGCAAGTATTAAATAGAGATTTGGGTTTGTGTCAGGAATGTTTACGGAACGGATTGACAAAAGAAGGGAATCAAGTTGACCACATTCTAGCGAGAAAGGACAACCCAGACTTTGAAAAGTACCGAGAAGATATTGATAATTTGCAGACATTGTGTACGGCTTGCCATGCACGAAAAACTATAAAAGAAAGAAACGCTAGAAAATGAAAGCAGGACTATTTGCAGGAGGTGCAGCACATGGAGCGTATTGGGTAGGCTATCACGCAAAAGCTAAGATAAAATACGATGCGTATGTAGGGACTTCAACTGGTTCGCTGATAGCATTGTTTTTAGCAATGGGGCAAATAGATCCTAAGTTTTATCAATTTTTGGTTGACGAATATTCTAACACCACGAATAGGGAAATGTATGGGTTTTTTCAACCGTGGACCAAGAAGGGTAAATTGAACCGTGCTAAGATGACACTAGCGGCAATCAATATGCTGCGAACACGTAGAAACTATCTTTACGACATTAGCAAAGGGATTGAATCAAAGATTCGCAAGTACTTTAAGCCAGAACATTTTAGAGCGTTACAAAAAGAGGGTATCAAAGTAATTGTAACGGCTAAGAATATTGACTTGCTTAACTCAGGCACATATTACGCTGACA